CCAAGGTCAACAGGCTTATTGTCTTTTCTCTGACGCTTTACTGACTGTCCACCGAAGCCGTGCTTAGTTATCGTGCATCCATCAATCGTTGCCGTAAGGGAAACGTGCGCAATTATTTCGTCGGTATCGATTAAATCACGAGCAACAGAAATGATTTCGAATGACCAGTTGCTCATTCCCAGCACCTTATTTAGGCGATTTATAACTTCACTAATTGGCAGATAAATTAACTCAACACCACTTTTTATGAGTGTTCGTTCCATTTCTTCTGGAAACGGCTCCGCCAAGAGACGGGCGATATCGTTGCTGTTCTGTGTCATTTTTCCTCTATTCAGTTTTTCGGTTTACGGACAATAATGCTGGTTTTGAGCTCGCCGACTTCGCTAAAGCTATCGGCGTTAATCCCAATTTTGTTCAGTTCTTTAATTCGCCAATACGAAGGGGCGCAGTATGTAAGCATTTCTTCTGCTATTTGTTTTGGAGATTTTGTAACTTCGCCAGTATCCATATCAACCGACATTTTTACGATACGGTCCGCAACGGCAGAACCCAGGTCTAGGTGCTTCCAGCCCTTTCGGTCATAGGAAGATTTCTTTTCAATGGTTGTGCCATCTGGAAGGAGGAGCGTGTCAGAAGCGCCCATAATGTCAGCAAAAAGATTTGCAAATTGTTCGTAGACAACAGACATGTCTCGTTTGAGGAAGTTTAACTCTGCAAGAACTTCTCCAGCTTCTTCTGCTGTTGGGTCCCCTGCAAGGAATGACGAAACATGTCCGTCAAGCTCTAAAATAGCCGAACGGAGTTCCTGGATTTTTTCTAAGCTCATATTGGTCCCTTTAGTATGTGTCTAATTGCTTGCTAGTTTAGAGGAGTATAGAAGCTTTCCTGCGTCTAGGCAACCCCAAGCCGGTAAGAAAAGTAAAAGCCCCAACAGCGGAGTCTACTTGGTCGTCGTGATTAGCGGACTCGGGGAAAGATGAAAATTCATCAAGGAAATCTGTGAGCCATGGAGCCCTAACTAGGCGAACATTCCCGTTTGCAGCAGATGCAGCGAATGGACGCGCTCTCGTGACCTTGTCTCCGGTTGGCCTCATAGCTCCAAAATCGTACCCAGGAACCACATATCTGGCGTACTGGTCAACTAGCGCCTTGCCAGATGAACCAGGCTCCTGCTCCATCCTGACGGCCACTCCGTATCCGTCCTCTGCCGCCGTCTGGGCAATTAGTTGTTCTACTTTCTCGCCCCTTACTCGTGCTTTTTTGATGTCAAGAATGTACGAAACGCCACCGTCGAACATCATGAGGGTTCCGACTGTCCAGTCAGGGTCAGGGTATGACGCGGTGGGCTCGGATGCTGCAAGGTCCCAGAATCTAACGACTCTGGCAGAATTGGTTATGACGGGGATTTCGCTGGGGTCAATAATTATGAAAGATTCGCGGTCAAAAAGGCTACCGAGGGTCGTCGACCACCAGTCGCCTTCTTCTAGACGTCGCCGTTCAACGGGGTCTAGGGCAGACAGGGCCTGCCTATATGAATCTGCATCAATTCCTGGGTTGTCTTTAAGCGTGGATGGAACAAAGACCCGTCCAGTCTCTCTGCCCTCTACGATGAACCGCTGACGAACCCAATTCGGAGCAGGGTTGGATGCCGCCCTCATCCGAAGCGGAATCTGCGCCAAAGGACCACTTGCGGGACGACGCAGACGAGAGAAAAGGTATCTATAGTCGGATTCTCGGATTTCTGTAACTTCGTCCATCCCTATGAACTGAAACTCAGAACCTTTGTATCTCAGATAGTCGTTAACGTTATTTAGGTAGCCGAATGAAATGCGAGCCCCAGATGGGAAGGTGGCCACGAAACTATTGTTATTCCAGTGAACATCGTCATAGTTACTCATCCACGATTTAAAGCGGTCCATCAAGGCACCTGGCAGAGAGAGGTCGGCAAATGTTCTACGGAAGAGGATTGCTGAATAGCCAGGGACATCCACATACTGTAGGGCGGCCATCAAAAGGGCTGAGGACTTGCCTCCACCAGCCGCCCCACCAAAGAGACCTTCAAGGCAGTTTGTCCTCAAAAAAACTTTTTGATTCAAAGATGGCTCTTCTGGGCAAAAAGGAGGCAGCTTGGGGCTCAGATACTCTAGAACTTCTTCCCAGTTAGATTTTGATGCCATAAGTTAACGTAACCAATCAAATAGCGCCCATGGTGCCCGAGGGCCAACTTCTGCGCTACTGTATCTTACATGCCACCAGCATCAGAGAACATAAAAAAACAACGCAAAAAATCACCCGGAAGACTTAGGGTGGTATTATTATCTCCAGTTTTATTCCTCAAAAAAACAAAATCTTCACTAGCAGCCAAGGCGAACAGAGGAACTTTCGCAAATTTGTTAATGGTTTGCTTTATAATGTTCTGTAGTATTGGTACAGGTATGATATTCATGCCTGCCGGTTGGGTGGTTGCTGGTGTTTGTTGCGGACTTTTCGCTTTGTTATTGGGCCTCGGGTAGGTAGCGCATGCGTTGGAACCCGTCTCAAAATAAAAATATAATCCCCCCGTCCCGCAAGGACCTGGGCTATGGAGCTCCGGTATCCATAAACCCGTCCCTAGCAGGGAAAGCGTATAAGGATGGATGGGACATTGAACGCGCCTATCGCGAGGGAATGTCCAAGATTACTTGGGTCAATAGATGTATTGATGCGATTGCTGGAAATCAGGCTCGCCTTCCAATTATTCTTAGGAAAGACAACTCTAATCAGGGGGAAATAGTTCGCGGCCGCGAGGCCAACAGGTCTACCCTCTTAGAGCTCTTGAATAATAAGGCGAATGTAGGAGAAAACTCTTTTATTTTCCGATACAGATTGTCGGCTCAGCTGATGCTCGGTACTCGAGGGGCATTCGTAGAGAAAATTAGAGGACGGGATGGGGGAATTATTGCCCTCAACCTTCTTCCACCTCAATCAACGGCACCAATACCGGACCCCAAAAAGTTCGTATCAGGGTACGAAGTACAAATGCCCTACGGAGAAAAGCAGTTCTTAAAGCCAGAAGATGTTTGCTGGATAAGGAGACCGCACCCTCTCGACCCTTATCTGTCCCTTACGCCACTGGAAGCGGCTGGGGTTGCCATTGAGATAGAAAACCTAGCCAAAATCTACAACCGCAACTACCTGCTTAATGATGGTCGTCCTGGCGGCATTTTGGTTGTTCGTGGAGAGATGGAAGAAGACGATAAGGAGGAGCTTAGAAATAGGTTCCGCGGCAATCTGGCAAGGGCTGGTCATACAACAGTTATTGCTGCCGATGACGGTGTTGATTTCGTCGATACTTCGGCCAATCCGCGCGATGCGGCATATGTTCAGATGCGTCAAATAACAAAAGAAGAAATTCTGTCAGCATTTGGTGTTCCTGAATCCGTCATAGGAAACGCTTCTGGAAGAACATTCAGTAATGCCGGAGAAGAAATCCGTGTTTTTTGGATGGAAACAATGCTCCCCCATCTTGAGCCAATCGCCAGAGCTCTTGATGAACTCGATGACAAGTATTATCTAGATTTTGACACGTCAGAAGTCCCAATTCTTATGCTCTACAAGCAGGAAAGAGACAGGTACCTGTTGCAGGAGTTCCAGACTGGCTTAATTAGTGCAAACGAGTATAGAATCGGTTCTTCTCGTAAAGAAGTTGAGGCAGACCTCGCAGACTCCTTGCTCCAGAACCCCAATCTCATTCCGATTGCTAACACCAAGAAGAAAATGGAAGAAGGCCAGACTGAAGTCCCAGGTATGCCAGGAATGCCTCCGGGAATGCCAGGAATGCCGCCGGGAATGCCGGGAATGCCTCCAGGTGTGCCAGGAATGCCCCCAGGACCAGTTCCGCCGGGCGGCGAACCTGTACCGCTGGACGTCAATACGATGGCTGGGGCACTTGCGGAGTCCGCAGCCAGTGGCCAGCTTGCGCAAACAACAACCCCACCAGAGGCCTTTGGAGGCGGCGTACAGGCTCCAATGCCCCCAGGACCTATGTCCGTGGCATCGTCGCCGGATAACGAGATACAGGTAAAGTCCACGGAAGAAAAACAAGAGACCAAAGACGCAATTGACCGCAATGAACAGGCGATAGAGCGATGGACGAACATTCTAGCTCGTGGCATGGAGAGAGTTATTGAGCGCCAGCAACGAGTAGTTCTTGAAAAGGCAAGCGGGACAAAATCAAGGAAAGCCCTAATGCACGGCACGCTTGATATTGAATCCGTATTGTCAATAGATACGTGGAACAAGCAGTTCGATGAGGATATTCGTCCTGTTGTGTCATCAATTATTAATGATTCTTTTGAATCGAGAGTTAATGACGCATCCACAAACGGTCTCAAAATCAAAGCCTTGCCAGCAAAAGATGTTCGAGCAATGGTTGATGCACATACATTGAGAATTAAGAAAATTAACGAGTCTCATTTCAATGAAATTAACTCTTTAATGCTCAAATCTTTCGTGTATGCGGATGAAGAAAAACGGTTTAGTTTCTTTCGCGATGGTCTCGTAGAAATGTTCACGGATTTTTTTGCGCACCAACAAGAATTACTGGCAGAGCGCGAGACAAGGTCGGCATGGAGTTTCGGCCAGACAGTTTAAAGAAATTACTATTTCAGTAAAATAAATAATATTTTCTTTAAACAAATAACTTTGGTGATAGTTGCACCGGACAGACTTCTAAATCGCTTATTATTTTCAATAGACACGACGTGAAGGGTCTATCGAATGCCATCAGAATTGTTTGAATATAAGTCGTCTACGCTCGGGCACTCCGACTCCATCAATTTGGATGAAGCGCAGGGAATTGTCGAATGCTTCGTGGCTGGCATCGGCAACAAGGACTCTGTGGGCGACATCGTTGCCACTGGAGCATTCACGAAGAGCCTCCAACGCCGTAAGCCGCGCGTTGTCTGGGGACACAGTTGGAATGACCCCATTGGCAAGGTTCTAGAGATTTACGAAGTTCCGAACACGGATAATCGCCTTCCTATGAAAATGAAGATGGCCGGAATTGGTGGCCTGTTCGCTCGAGTTCAGTTCAATCTCAATTCAGAAAAAGGTCGCGAAGCATTCGCCATGGTCGCCTTCTTTGGCGAAGAGCAGGAGTGGTCGATTGGTTACAAGACACTTCGAGCTCAGTTTGACCAGAAATCCCAAGCAAATATCATTTATGAACTTGAGTTATATGAGGTATCTCCGGTTCTGCATGGCGCAAACCAGCTAACTGGGACTATTTCCGTTAAGTCCGAAGAGTTGTCCGGTGGAATCTTGATGTCCATGATGAACGAAGAAAACCCAATTGACAAGGCAGAGATAGAAAAGCAGCTTGCTGCAATTTTGGGCGCAAAAGTATCTTTAATGGAAGTTAACGACGAAGAGATTACGTTTGCGCGAAGAATGGACAACGGAGAAGTTGGCCGCTACAAGTGTGGATTCAGCAATAATCGCGGACATTATATGTTCGGTGCGCCGCGCCCCATTGTTGTAATGCCCGTGCGTAAGCCCATTGCTCCTGTAAGCGCAATGCCAATGGCGATGCCAGGTATGCCCCCAAATGAGCCACAAAGAATTGTTCGGCCTTCTCAAATGCCATCAATCCCAGTTGCTATTAAGCCAGGCGAAAACGGCAACCAGATAGTTCCTTTGCCACCAGTGCAATACGAAAACGATAATGGAAGTCGATTTGACCCAAGTAATCTTGACCAAGAAGAAGCTGACTTAAGAGATGCTCTTTTAAAAATCGTAAAGCGTCACGGAAAGTTTAACGAAGATTCCGAGGGAGTATGGGCAGCGTATACCCCTGCTGCACAAAATGAAGTTGCCGGAATCGGCGTCAAGTGCTCCAACTGCGTCTTTTATCAGGGTGGAAGCGCCTGCAAGATAATCGACATGGAAGTAGAACCTGAAGGTAAGTGTCGTTTTGCCGTCATCCCAAAGGGCGTTGTCAAGGGAGCCGGCTCAAAAGCATATGAACTCGACGAGGAATTCGCCGAAGAAGATTACGTCGCTGACCTCGAGGTGAAATACCCCGGGGAATTAGCAGTTGCAGGACTTCGTGGAGTGGTCGGCAAGCGGAGAAAGAAGCGTCGGAGCTTTAAGTTCTTGAGTGAATTTGGTTCCAAGAGTGAAGATTTTGAAGACAAGCCATACTTACTTCCAGTTGTACCTCAGTTCGCGTTCCAAGTAAAACAAGTTCTTGACCCAATCTTTGATTACCATGGTGTTGATTCTTACGTCGACACAAGCGGTATCTTCATGACTTCTGGCGTTACTTACGAATTGATTGAGGCAGTCGACAACGCTGTCGCAAATTT